GAGCAATCCCTGACGCATAAGTTCATTACAGATTACTCTGCCACCAATAATACTACCTAAAGCACCACCGATAAATCCACCAATTGGTCCAAATGCAGAACCAATAAATTTACCAATAGCTCCTGCTCCTGCTGATTTAGCAGCCTTTACTGGATCTTGACCTAAAAGAAGTTGAACACCAAAATTGGCAACCGCACCACCTGCTGCACTTCTAAAGTTCTGAGCACCAGCAGTTCCAGCTTTACCAAAAGGATTTAAGACACCTTTTTCACCAAAAAGATCAGCACCTGTCATAACATCCCTGCCGACAATACCACCAGCATCTGCCACATTCTGAGCACCGCCAAGTGCTGTTTCAGCAACTTTTGTGTCTATCAATCCAGCAGGATTTAGAGCTTCTGTTGCGTCAAGTAAATCTTCAACTTTTGGAGTAATAGTTTTTGTATCAAAAAAAGTTTTACCACTGGCATAATCCATCCCACTTTGTGTAAACGGAAGACCTTCTAGGGCTGTACCACCAGTGGCAAGACTAGATCCAATACCTTCAGCAACTTGACCAAGAACAGGTGCAATCTCTGCTTTTATTATGTCCATAGGATCTTCCAACCCAGAACTAGCACCACCTGCTGCCTCGTAGTCAGCCTTTGCTTGTGCTAACAATGCTCGATCTTCAGCACTTGTGTCAGTATAAGTTCTCTCTCCAGTCTTAATCGTTTCTAGCCACTGGTAAGATGGCATAACTGTTGTAACACCATCAAGAGTTGTCGTTCTTCCATAAATGTCTTGAAGTTTTCTACCACCTAAGTCTGGGGTATTTCTACGGAGACTATATAGGTCATACTTAAATGTCTGCGGATCATCAGTTCCGTCATCAACTGGATTTGCACCTATTTGGGGATGTCCTGCTATGTGTGCCATTGTTGTCTCCTTTAACTTACTTCTAACAAACTAGCCACAACGTGGAGCCTGTTTGCAGTAGCTGCTGTTACTTTTAAAATCTCGTTTTCTTGCACCACCAGAGGTGCTGTTAATAATTCAATAGTGGTATTTGCAGCCACTGCCTTAACTTTAAATAAACTAAATGTAGCTGGACTAGATTCAGCATCCGTAATCGTTACAGTTATTGTGTCTGCATTTCCACTATCTTCTGAAACCAAAATAGATTTAACCAATCCAGAAGTTGCGTTGGGACAAGTATAGAGCACAGTGACATCTGTGGTTGTTAGGTCTACTTTTTTATTTTTATAAAAGTTTGCCATTTATGCCATAAACCACGCTGTAGCTTCTGCCTGTTCAACAACATTATTCAACGCAGAGTCAGCTGCGAAGTAAGTCATTTGCTTGTCAATCTCAAGCGTATTGGTCAAGCGAGCCATATAGCCTTGCTCGTATTCTTTAGGTGGGCTTGGTAGCCTTAAATGACCTCCTACGCCACTCATCTCAATCCATCCTCTCGTGCATTAACTCTAAAAGTTCCCAAGCTCCATTCATCCAGAGTGCCAGAACTCTGCAATTTCACACTCATTTGCCGACCTTTAGCTCTCGTACTAACTTTGGCTGTCGAACTGGTTATGGTAAATGGACCTTTTACAACCTCAGTTGCGTTTGGATATTTGCGTGTATTTATAAACATAGACAGAGATGTATCTGATGTCATTGTTACGTCAGGTATAACTTTATCAACTAAATACAAATTTTCACCAGTGTTTGGTATTTCGCTTGGTGAGCTTTCTATAAAAGATGTCATCGCAGATCCATTGTCACTTGTACCTGTCTCGTGATTGTAGAGATATCCATCAGGGTCAAAGGCAAATGGAACTGTCCTAGCACCAAATGAATCTTGCCAAGTTGATCGATCCATTGTTCCAATTGACCAGGCTGCTTCAGCATAATTGTATGTAACATAGCTATCGTTTTCAGGATTAGTGGCTGCAGAGTTAGCATCTGACACATACCACCAAGTCACTTCCTTAAAGGCTTTATTATGTCCCACTACGACCTTGTCGATGTATCGTTTTTGCATACGATCAAAGACGTAATACTGAACAGGAGAGGGAAGCTCTTTGACAATACCATCATAGGCAAAGAAGTTTCTCTTACCCATCCAGAAGACATTACCATCAATAGCTATCATTGTATTAAGCCCTGCTGCCCCACAATCAGTGGCTAGGAGCCTGAATGAAAACGTAAATGGTGGACCGATAAAGGTCATGCCATACACAGCTGCGTCCGTAGAGATAAGTGTCTCTTCCCTTGCATTGACCATAGCTATAATTTTAGTGCCAACTTCTAGTCTTTGGTCACCTGCTGTGTTTGTTGAGGTAGGTCCAAAGTCAGTAAAGTCTTCCTGATCAGACCAACGAATAAGCATCTGATCAACATTTCCAGATCCATCACCTTGATATGCCTGAGTTCCACCAGCAATAAAATGTCTGTCAGGAAATGAGACAGTTGTCACAAGGGTGCTACTAGGGACATTTAATGCCCCAGAGAGAGATGAAACCAAGACAGCTCTATTATTAACAGTTCCAGATGTATCCCAGTAATAGCAAGCACCACCTCTGACAGTTGCTATTAAATCTTCACCCCAGAGATTTAAGTTCCAAGATGAGTTTGTCAGATTAATGTCTGACTCTGCTTCTGATCTAGGCGTTCCCCAAGTGCCACTACTCCAACCACCAACACCCCAACCCAATGCTGGATCTGAGCTCTGTGTTCCTAGCCCAGCATCTATGCCTATAAGATAAGCCAGAGCGACTGCGTTTCCTCCACCAGCAGAGACTGTTGAAGTTGCTGCAGTTGGAGAGGTTACTGTATATGTGTTCGTTGTTATAGCTGTTATTTGATATCCAGCTTTCCTATTAAGGTTTTCGGCAGTTATTCCACCTGTCGCTGCAGCTCCTGTTATCGCAACAAAGTCTCCGACTTTTGCCCCATGAGCAGCGTCTGTTATGGTGATTGTTGTGCTTTCATCCGTTGTGGCAATAGGAGCAATTAATATCTGAGTAACAACAGCTCCACTGTCGTGGGTTGCAGCAGAGGTGCTATTCGTACCTCTTGTACAGCCAGTCAGAGAAAGTGTGCTAATCCCTGTGTAAGTTATAATCTCAGAGTCTATTTTTATAGTCCCAGCAGTCTTAAATCCTGACACACTCACAAGATCAATTTCAGTCTCGCTAGTGTCTAAAGCCTCTGATGTTGTCGTTGCATCATTAGATTTATCTCTGAGAGGTGTAATATCATAAAGTGCCTGATCTTGTATGATGTAAAGGTGATTGTGTGTGCCGACAGCTATTCTGTCTTCACCATCTGTATTTGCTCTCCAATTAACCATCTTACGAGCAATGCCAGTTATAGTTGTCTCTGTGCTTGTTACTGTGCCAGAAGCATCAACTAAATTTATTTGATCTTTTTCCCAACCACCAATTTTAGTCGGATAGCCATTACGAAACCTTACAAGATCTCCATCAATCCAGAATGGTCCATTCTTATTAGCAGAATACTCTGTGATATCTTTAACAATACCTGCTTTGAATTGTAAAAGTTGTAATGTCATTTAACCTTTGACCCATTCATATATTTTTTTTGTCTCTTTAATTCGATGATCTAAACCTGTGTAACCGCCATTTATTTTTTTTGTTAGCTTTCTGATTACACTATCACTAACACCTTCATCACAAATTTTCCACAAATTGTTTTTTTTGAAGAACCAAATGGCTGTGTCCATTGCGTATTCTTTTTCCAAGAGCGTTGGGTCATCCATTACTTCAGGCAATCGCATATCTGAAGCAAATGACCTGACGTTGTTAAATCCAGTTAATTGTAAAAATCCACGGCCTATCCATTTGTGGCCTTCGCCCTCTTTATTACCCATACGTCCAGAGTAAACTTTATCAGCTAATGCCTTTGGATTTTTGGCATACGGCTCTGCACTTTCTTTCGTTGGAAAGCGACTAGGCCAGACACGCATCATAGCTTCGACAGAATAATTTAAGTTTTCTTTTGTTAGTTTAAACGAGCCACTCTCATGCACAACTTGTCCTAGTAAATGGGCTCCACGCTCTGGAGAGAGTTCATAGTGCTTAACAATAGCACGAGCTGTATTTGGACCAAACGATCCATCTGGAGAACACCCACATTTTGATTGAAGTGATTTTAGTGCGTCACTCATTTATTTAACCTTTAAAGAAAGCGTCTACTTCAGCTAATAGATCTGCTTTGGATTTGCGTCTATCGAGCTCTATATCGTATTCTCTCATTAGAGCTTCTAACTCTATTTTCTTCATTGCTTTGTAATCTGGCACGATTGTAGTTTCTTCTGTCACTGTAACAGTAACAACTTCTTCAACCACAGGCTCGACAACAACAGCCTCAACTTCAGTGCCATTAATTCTTGCAAGAGCTTGTGCCTCTGTCATTGAAGGCGTTGGCAAAGACATACCACCTTTGACATATCGAAGATTATAAAGTTTATCTCCGTTTTTATTTTCTCCAACGTGAAACATTTCTATATCACTCATTTTGTTAATCCTTTTGTTTTTTCATATGAACGTAATCCACCAATTCCTAAAAGTCCTCCCAAAGTCGTGAGAAGTGTAGACATATCAAACTCTGGCAATTCAGGAATATCTGAACCAAAAACAGTTAAAATAAAAACAATCAGAGGTTGAAGCACAAAGTGATATGCAAACGCCACTCCACATACCCAGCCAACAAATGGCCTCCAACCGCCTTTAAAAAGTGATCCAGAAGCTGCTTCAGCCTTATTAATTTCCAACTGACTTAATAGAGCTTGTTGGGCATGGGTATCGCTCATGGTTGCTATTTCATGGGCTAACTTTGCTTTTTGATCTTTATCTTCAATAACTTTATCAAGAATACCAGTCACTGGACCTATCAGAGAACTAATTAAACTCATTGTTTTACCCTCTTAGATCTTAACTCCTCAAGATCTTTTTTCTTGGTTCCTCCGTCATACTCCCAAGCATAACCTCTATAAACCATTTCTTCATTTATGTTGGTTTTGCCACAAATAACCCAACCAAGCATACGTCCATATTTACCATCTTTTTCTGTTTTGACTTTTAAACCAGAACCAAAACCATCTTTTAGCCTTCGCTCAAGAAAGGCTTTAGCCTCTAAGCCAAACTTCTTTTCTTCCAGATCTCTAGTTCTGCTTTCTGGTGTATCAATACCAGCAAGTCTAACTCGTTCTTTTTTTGTGAGATCAAAACCAAGGTCAATAATGATATCTATGGTATCGCCATCTACGACCTTAACAACTTCTTTGATGGCGTATTCATACATTTACATTCTCCAGAGCATACTCGCCAGCAAAACGATTATTGTGCCAGCACCACCAATTAGAATAGCTTCTATCCTTTTTATTCTAAGGATCGTTTCTTTCCAGCGTTCTTCTAATTGAACTTCTACAACGGTCAACCTACGACTCAGCTCCTCTAGCTTCATGATGCTTTTTCAGTGTCCTTTTCGATAGTTTCTTCAGCAACTT